TTGCTGTTTGAATAAGCAGTTATACGATATTTCATCCATAAGGTGCGCTTGGTCGTTAAAAAACGCAACTGTAAAGCCTTGGTATTCGTAATCAAAGTTGCTTTGCCCGGTCTTTTCGTCAATATCCGGCATTGCAATTACTTTTACCCTCGGATTTCCCTCATACATTTGGATAACCCTGCCGATTACATCCCCAACGCTCCATCTCGTAGCATTGATAATCTCTTTACAAGGTCTATCTTCGCTATCCATTGTTTTTCTCTGTCTCGCATCGACAGTATAAGCACCCCATTGTTTTTCAAGGGTATTTTTATTTAATGCTTCTTCCAGTTTACCAATCATATCATCAACAAGAAGAAACTTACTTGCTCTTACCTTACCTGCATTCTCTGAACCAACAGAAGCGGTTTGTAATGACGGAAACGGCTTGTACTTGCCAACATTAAACTGTTGCATTTTCGCATTTGTAGAAGTTATATTTAAATCGGGAAATATTTCGCGCCAAGTGTACTCTAAATCGTTTGAAACCATTTGATATACGCCGTCATAGTACATTCTTGTAATATCGCCACTATGAGAGTAAAAAAGGCTATAATCATTCGGATACCAACCGATAACCGCCGAATTAAAGAACTTCAACAAGGTTGTTTTCCCTGTTCCGGGTGGCATTGATACGCAAATTATGTCGTAAAGGTCATCAATCGTGCCTTGGTAAGCGTCTATAAGACCAAATTTCGCAAATTGCGGTCTTTTTGGCATATAAAATCTCTCTTTTGGCTCTCTTTTCTTCTCCAAATACAACAAATAACTGTCTAGCACCTTGTTTTGTGCTTCAACACGCAAAATATCGTATCTTTTATCCAAAATGTCGTACCAAGTCTTGTTGGCAAACGCAAATTTCTCTAATTCCCAAGCATTTCCACCGCCTGTAAGCCGTAAAATGAAGTCATCAATAATGTTTTTCGCCCTACTTGATACTTTTAAACCATATTCACGGTCTTTTTCGGTTGTAAGTGCCGATTGTGCCGCCAAAGTGTACGCATTTACCACTTCTTCCGTAATTCCGTGTCGCTCTATATAGTTTTCATACCCCTGTATCGCTTTTTGCAACTCTTTAGAAGCCATAAAAATAGCACCTCATTTCTGTAATACAAAAATAAAAGTGCTACTTCACTGATACATACACCTACTTGCGTATGCCTTATATGTTATTTGTTTTTCAATTTTTCCATCATTCTCAAACATTTATCATTGTTTTCACATGATATATCAATAAGATATTTTTTGGTATTATCACAATAACACGTTATGTCTGTTTTTCTGACTATTGGCTCAAAATCTCCACAATACTTGCAAAAACTCTCCAACCTCAAATTAAACCCATCCATACTCTCACACTTTCCCATACTTGCGTATGCCTTAATCCTTATGAATTTATTGTATCTAACTGATATTCCATTTCTTCTTCAGAAAGATATTTATGTCTAACCATATATCTTTCAATCTTGTTTTCTGGATAATTGATTATTGCATTTTTCATTCGCACATACACATCGTAATTATGTATCGTTTTCCCTTTTGAGAAAGTAATCCAACTTTTAACAATAACACCTATCAAGTTTTCTTCTACTACGACAATATCTCCAAAACAAAATTTCATAACTACACCATTCCTATGCTTTTATTCATTTCCTTGCAAATCTTGTTTGCATGAGACTTACTTCCAACACTTCCAAAAACAGGAATATAAGAAAATCCATCTTTGTGACAATAGTAAAATTCTTTTCCTAACTTGTCTATTCCTTTAGATACCACATATTTCATACTCTCACACTTTCCCAACCGTCATTTTCTTAATCACTACACCGCTTGCCGACTTCGTGATGTAAACATCGTTGCCTTTGGCGATTTCTTTGGCGATTTTCTCTAATTTATCCATAAGTTCCAGTTTCACTTGTCTGTCTGTCATTTTTTCACTCCTTTATTGGCATTGAACCACCAATTATATCAGCCTCAATTCTAATCCCTTCGCAGTTAAAAGAAATTTTAATATTTTGCACTTTTGCCAAATCAACTTCTTTTCCATCCAATATAAATTTACGATTTCCATAACCGCCATTCTGAATTTCTATTTTTTCAGCATTTCCTATTCGTACAGTAGATAAGTTAATCCCATTCATCCTCACACAACACCTTTCTGCTTACTTCTCAACCAATTCATCAGCATATCTGCTCATTTCAATCTGTGTTCCGTTTTCATCCTTTGTAGCAACAGAAACGCATCTGCCATTTCCCATATCTCGCATATCCCCAAGGCGAATTTCTGTTTTATCATCATCAAACTTGTAGCATTCACGCATTTTTTCAATACAGTTTTTCATTTCTGTTATTTTCATACAATCACTTCCTATCATTTCCGTTGTATCGGCACGTTGTTAGGTTGCAGTTATTGTTCAAAATTCATCATCTCCAATAATTTCTTGCAAAATCTTATATGGCTAATGGTTAATTCCTGTGCATTGGTAAAACCAACATTTACTCCGTCATAACACAGGCTTGGTTCTTCTTCCAATCTCTTATCACAAATTCTTATTTCGCTTTTAAGAAACTCTGCCACACCATCAACCTTTACAATAAATTCTTCAAGTGGCATATTATTGACTTCCAAATTCTTCTTTGCTTCTTCTGCTACTCGTTTTGCCATATCTTGTATTGTCGGAATTTGTCCCATATCCGCATTTTCTCCTTTTCACCCATACATTTACCACCTCGCATTTTTAAGTGCCTATTTCGGCTTGGAAATGCGTTAAATATTGTTCATAGTATCAATTACGACCACATTTTCTTTTAATAACTCATCATTATTTACAATCGGGAATCCGTTTTCATCAAGTTGATATTTTTGTAACTCGCAATACACCTCAAATGGCTCTGCGTGAAACTCAAAATCAGCCATAGTTGCTTTTTCAACTTTTTGTCCGTCAATCCATACTTCCGTAATGTGTCCGTTACTTTCAATTCTAATTTTTGGATTTTCCATTATTTTCACACTCCTAAAACAGCATAATATTTGGTTCAATATCTCTATCTTCGTGATGATTGCAATATACTTGTAAAAATTCCGATAATTCCCTTAATTCATCAACCTTAAACGTATTTTGATTAATAAGCGAATTTGCAACCTCTAAAGGTGTCAGCATTTCTCCGTTATCTGCGTGAAATTCAATTCGCATAAGTTTTGCACTCTCCTTACTCTCCAACTCTGCTATGCATTGCTTTAATTCTTGGTTTTCTGCTTTCATATCCAAAATTTCTTGATATGTTATTCCGCATTTATCCCAATCGCCTAATTTGTGGTTTATAATATTTTCTAACTGTGCAATCTTATCCTCAAACACCTTATCGTGTTCGGAAAAGTCTAATTCAACAACGCATCCGACATATTTTCTTTCGTAAGGGATGTAATTGTCATCGACAATCTTATTTACCTTTACGACAACTCCATGTTTTACAATTTCATCAATTACCTGTTCATATTCACTCATTCTTACTCTCCCTCACATATTCCATAAACAAAGACTGGATATTTTTCTTTAAATTCCTTAAAAATCATACTTGCAACTTCCCTCATTTGTGGGTGTGCAGCCTTTGCATTTCTCAGTTCAAAGAAATTTCTCCAAGAACGCACATTTAATGTCATTACTATTTCAGTTTTTAAGCTGTTTGGCAGTACTGAACGTGCTTCTTGTGGTGTCATACCATTATCAAGCATTTCAAAGTATGCTGTTTCACTGTCTTGGCAACTTCTAAACCATAAATTGTAATTTTTTGTACCTTTTTCCAAAAAACAAGGCTTTATGACTGTTATTTCACTACCAAACTTGTCCTTAGAATAATTGCAGTATCTTGTACTCTCCTGCGAATAGCTTGCAATCCTATGACGGACAATTTCGTGGGTTACTCCACGGTCACAAACCACTCTTACAGTAATACTGGCATGTTCAAGTACACTTTCGTGATTCTTATTCATGATTGAGCGAATAAATTTTTCAGCCGAACCGTCATTCATATTGTTTTCGCTTTTATAACAAGTTCTTCCTGCAAGTTCTATTCGCTTTAACATATCCTCATAAGTTTCTGTTGTTAAAATCTCTATGTATGGGTTAATTACTTTCACTTATCTTCACTCCTTAAATCTCTGCCACAGATGGGGCAATAATTAATAAACAAACCTTCTTTACCGTCTATTGTCAATGTAAATGATATGTTTTTGTATTTGACAAGTTTTACTCTACCGTCACACACAACTTTTTCATATCTTGCCAAATTTGGTATATTTTCGCAAAACTCACACATATTATCACTCCTATCTGTGCATCTTTAACGCCAAGTGCAAGATTCGAACTTGCAAGCCGAACTAACGACCGACAGATTAGCAATCTGCTCCAATACCATTATGGGAACTTGGCAGATGTTGAGCTTATTTTTTTATTTACGCAAGAATCGTTCAACTCAACAGAATCTTAACTTGCAAGTACATTGTGATTTGTTATTATGCGTTACTGTGTCGACCCCTCACGCTTTTATGTAGTCACTTTCTTTAGGCAAAGTACCAAATTGCCAAAAGACTTGAATGGATTCGAACCATTGTTTTACAAAATACAGTTGTACGCACTAGTCCACTATGCTACAAGCCTAACAATCGGAAAGATGGGATTTGAACCCATACCGGCAAACATAGAGGGTTTACATAAGATTTTTTTATTTTTTAATTACCGGTTTACCATAACTTTCCGTGAGTACAAGCTTGCACTGGCTTGTACTGTTAGTGTTCTTTACCGCCAGCACTAACAAAGGTTGAGTATAATTTTCAGGTATTGCAACATACCAGTAGGTATTATAGGATTCGAACCTATATCCTTTATGTACAGTGGGATTGTACATAACATGCTCCATACACCAATACCATTTCCGCAACAAATACATATATAGGAGAACTTTATGACTGCTTATTCCCTTGCTTATTCACAGCACCCCGATTACTTTGGATAGGGCTTTTTGTTTTTGTGATTATTTGCGGGGCTTAGTAGTGCATTATATAGCCTTTAAAATAAACCCCTGCACCCATGTTCACGATCTATTTTTTTATTGTCAAATTGCACAAAAATCAACTTGTAAAATAAAGCCACGCTATTTTTTTACACCTTGTCACAACTGATAAATTCCGTAAAGCCTTTATTTACTGGTGTTTTCAGTGATTCCGGCAGGCTGTTCCGGTCCTAGTTTCGGAAGCTCCGACGCTGGCTGGCTCGGATTATTACTACTCGTGTCGGTATACGGGCTCTCCCATCCGTATCGACGTTTCAATGTCGCTATTGCACCAATAGGATTCTGTTTTCCATCGTACAGCCGATTTACAAAACTTTCTTCATTTTCTTCTCGAAGTTTTTTATATATATCACAACTCGATGAGCTTAATTTATTACTATCTTTACCCCAATCGTATATCGTATCCTGATTTATTCCGGTAAGATTACTGAAACCTTTGATACTACACTCTTTATTATACACATTACATAAATATATATAATAATCCAGTACATCATTTACAAGTTCATGATTATACATGTTGTAATTGCTTGGTATTTTATTATTATTTATATCATAATTTTTGTGGCATTTTAATATACTAGGATTAGGCTTGAAAACATATCGGTTTATATATTTCAAAGCACCATTCCAGACAGATTGCGGAACCATTCTCAAGTCCTCAATTTCCTGCTCGTCTTGAAACTGATGCAAGTATAAGTCTATATCATTTTCAAATACGTCAATCGTGCTTTCCGTTTGTTCTACTCGCTCCATTTTTCCACCACCATTCATAAATTTTTTAAAAAACTTCCGTAAAAACAAAAAACGCCCGACGTGCTACGGTAAACTCCGTAACAAGCCGAACGTCCTCAACTGGTTTTTACAGTCTCATATTCTTACAAGAGGATATATATAAAATATATCAATTCAATTTTCAACTATGACCATTATACCATTCCAGCAAAGCAATGTCAATCGCAAGTTTAAAATTTTGAAAATGCATAGTAAAATTTTCAAAAATGCAATGTTAATGCACAAAAAATGCAATGTGCATCATAAAAAGTCGTGCATGGCAATGCACATATATTATTCTAATCTAATCTAATCTAATCTAATCTAATCTAATCTAATCTAATCTGTGTATACAACTTGTATACAGATTGTATACGGACTGTATACAGTTTGTCGACAGTTTGTATACAGATTGTATACGAGAACATAAAAACAGGCTGTCTTCACAACCTGTTTTTTCTTGATGTTTTTTAATTACTTTATCTGTTGGAATTTCTCAAAAATATCTTCACTCTGGAAAATGCATTCAGAATCTTCCGGGTCAACTTCATCTTTTCGAATTATTAAACACCGCCATAATTCCCCTTGAAATTCAACATCTTTCTCAAACTTCCATAGCTGGAACGCTTCTACTCCGTCGTTGTAAAGTCCGGTCACTGGTTCCCACGCTGCTCCATCATAAATTTCTCCGATATGTTTTTTTAAATCTTCTTTAAACTTATACATAAAAACCATCCTTTCTAGTATTTTTAATCAATTCACCATTTTACAAGGTTCTTCTCCTTTTCAATCTTATTCATCAGCAATCATAATACAAAGAACTTTTGCGTCCTTATCATCATACCATTCTTCAAAATCTGCATAATCTGAAGCGTTAGCCATAATTGAATGGTTGTAATCCTCTTCATCCATCAGCTCATACAAGCCAACTTTTGATTCATCAGAATATTCTTCTGCGTACCTGCAATTATCGGTGTGAAAATGGTTAGGATAATGTTCTCCGACACTCAATGGTGAATATATTTCGATATCCTCGTACTGTCCTTCATACATCTCTTTTAATTCTTTAATTGTCATAATAAAACCCTCTTTCTTAAAATTGTTATATGTTTTCTTGTTATGATAATTATAAATCATTAGTGCTTAATTGTCAATATTTAATTAGTGTTTATTTTTGCATTTTCTCCAATCTTTCCAACTCTTCCATTATTAGTGTTTTTGCAAATGTGCTTCCTTTAAAACCAAGATTGTTAATTCTCTCTATCGTTCCTTTCTCAAGATAAATATTTAATCTGTCAATATTTTCCATTGATTTTTTCACTCTTGCTCTGTTTAACTCTGGATCAATTTTTGCCATTTTTTTAACCTCCATTGTTTATTTTTACTCATTATATATTAGTAGTGTTTAATTGTCAAGTTTACCTTTTAAATAACAAAATAGTTATTTTTAAAAATTAGTGTTAAATTATTTATTTTTCCTATTGACATTAGTGTTTAATTCTGCTATTATTATATCAACAAATAAATAAGGCAGCCGAACCACTACCAATGAACCGACTGCCACCAATCAAAGAAAGGTAGCCGAAATTATAACACGGCAAAAGGTAAAAAGCAATGACAAGAACAGAATTATTAAACAAGTTAAACGAAAGAACAGACAGAAGCGCATGGGACAAGGCAGTTACATTATACGCCTATGAATTAGTAGAATTTTTAGAAGTTGAAGAACTCCCGGAAGATTCCGCAGAATTTAAAGCCTTAATGTTAAACGGTGCGAGCGATTGGAGTCAATACAGTTGGGGCGGTTCTTCTCTTATTTACGATTGCGACATAGCAGAAAGAACTTGCACACCGTCAGAACTCAAAAAGACCAAAGGCGGAGAACGCAGACCGAACAACCGCGAGGAGTGGCTAGACGTTCAGGCAAGAGCATTGTTACAGGCTTTCAGACGCGCGAACGGATATAGAAAAATGAGCGTATAATAAAACAGTCAAGCCCTTCGGGGCTTTCTGTAATGCTACCACATCCGCAAGGGTGCGAGCGTTCCAAGTCGCTAAAAAGCAGAGGACAGAAAAAATATAGAAAGGTGGTGCGAAATGGCTAGAAAAGTTATAGATTTGACCGAGCAAAGGTTTGGGAATTTTACTGTAATAAAAAGAAGTGAAGAAAAAGACACCGACAACCAAATAAAGTGGCTTTGTCAATGTGATTGTGGAAAATTTGCCATTGTTCGTGGTTACAATTTGAGGAATGGCATTTCTAAAAATTGCGGATGCTTAAAAACAAAAGAAAATGATTATATTTCCAAAAAATTTGGTAAATTAACAGTTATTAAAAGAGCAGAAAAAACGAACAAAAGCAGAGATTTATATTATCTCTGTATTTGCGATTGTGGGAAAGAAAGAGTTGTAAGAGGTTCAGAACTAAAAAATGGAAAAGCAACTTCTTGCGGTTGTTCTATAAAAACTCACGGAAAATCAAAAACAAGATTACACATTGTTTGGTGTGGAATGAAGCAAAGATGTTACAATAAAAACAGGGATTCTTACAAATGGTATGGTGCTAAAGGTGTCACCGTTTGCGAAGAATGGCGAAAAAGTTTTGATGCCTTCTATGATTGGGCTATGGCTAACGGATATGACGAAAACGCAAAAACCGGACAATGTACGCTTGATAGAATAGACCCGTTTGGAAACTATGAGCCGTCTAATTGCAGATGGGTTAATTCAAAAGTTCAAGCAAATAATCAGAGAAAGAACCGAGGAGCAAAATAATAAGGCTTGCGGCGGTTTTCCCTTTTGGGGCAAATTTTAATATAAAGGAGTGTTGAACATGGCAAAATATCAAGTTGAAAAAGTAGAAAATGGAAAAGCTGTATATATTGCGGATATTATCGAAGCGGAAAACGAAACGCAAGCAATACAGAAATACATTGACAGGATTATATCATATTGGGGATATTGCGGTTTTTCTCAAAATGATTTTATCGCAATATTATAAAAGCATTTAGGGCGGTAAATCTGCCCTTTTTGTCGTAGAAATGAGGTGTAAAAATGACAAAGGAAGATGTTTTTAAAAAAATGTCAATTGAATTGTGGGAAAATGAAATCGTCGACCATCATAATTATAATTATGATTACTTGGAATTTGAGAAGGATTTTTTAATAATCTGTGAAGAACAGTTCCGGGATATAAATTTTTTTATTGGGGATATTTTAAAATGAGCGTAGCAGGGCGGGAAGTCGCTCTGTTTCGTGTTGACTTTTTAAAGAAAAATGATATATTATTATATAATATTATCGTTTATTCTTGATGCTTAATAAAAAAATACAAACCGCAGGAAACTGCTGCCAAGTACATAGCCGGATCTGTTCAATTTTTCAAAGCCGGAACGGATTTGGAGAAAGTGCCGACAGCAAGACTTACGTAGCCGAACACGTTTCGAACAAAATGTGAAATTGGCTCAAAATCGAAGAAAAATAATGTGAATTTGTGAGAAATTTTTCCAAATACAAAAACGGAAGGTAGGGGGGTATAAAATCTGTTACCCAAAAATTTTTTTACAAAAAAGGAGTGTTTTTTATGAAATTAGCATATGTAAGAGTAAGTACGATAGAACAGAACGAAGAAAGACAGATTGAGGGATTGGAAAAGCATGGAATTGACAAATGGTATGTGGAAAAAGTCAGCGGAAAGAATACCAATCGTGAGGAATTGCAGAAAATGTTGTCAGAAGCAAGATCCGGTGACACCATATATGTCCATGATTTCAGCAGATTGGCAAGAAGTACAAAGGATTTATTAGATATTGTGGAAAAACTCAATAATAATGGCATAAATATTGTAAGCAATAAAGAAAATATTGATACTTCCACCCCATCCGGCAAACTTATGCTGACAATGTTAGGTGCTATATATGAATTTGAACGTACTAATATGTTGGAAAGACAAGCTGAGGGGATTGCCATAGCAAAAAGAGAAAACAGATATGCAAACTGCGGAAGAAAGAAAGCAGAATATGATACGGATGCTATTATGAAACTTATAAACAATGGTGTTACAAAATCAGAAGTTGCTAGACGTATGAACATTTCACGCCCTACACTTAACAAGATTTTGGCTGATATTGCGTAAAGGAGTGATATTATGACAGTAAAACAAATATGTGATAATTGTTATGACACTATAATAATATATAAAAATTCAGATGATGATATGTTGGATTTTATTGATTTATATAAAGGTTCAAAAGAAAATATACCAATTGATTTATTAAACAAAGAAGTACGATGTTTTGGTGCAAAAAGAAAGGGTGTCACTGATATATCCATAAGAAATTAGCCTACGCAATGTAGGCTTTTTTCAATGTTGCTCCCAATATTGTATCAAGAATTTCCACGGTTTCCCTTATATGGTCTGCCATAAAATTACACAACCATTCTTCCATTTCATAGTCAAGGTGTATATCGTACTCAAAACATATTGCGTGTGTAACCTCGTGGCAAATTATATGCTCTGTTTTGCAATCGGATTGATTATCGGCAATAAATATTGTTTTAATATTGTTATCGCAAAGTCCTAAAACTTGCCTGCCGTCTGACATTCGCAAGTTTGGATTCTGTGGATATGTAAATTGTATTTGCCATAAGTTATTATTTATTCTTACTACCATACTACCACCTTTACAAAAAGGGGCAGATTTCTCCACCCCTCTTGGACTAATTTTGGACTAAAATAGTCTAATCCTGGACTAATTTATTTTCTGCATCTTAGCCATTCCCTTAGTCTTTATCATAGATTTTAATTCGGCAGGTGCATCTTCCAACATTTCATCAATTTCATCAAAGATAACATTTATCATCTTTTCCGCTTCTTTCATTGTGATTTGCTTATCCTCAGAAGAACCGCCCTTGTGCATTTCTTTTGTTTCTGTGTATGAGCGTTTGGCTCTGTCATATCTGCTTTCAGAATATTCACGGCTACCGCCTTGTGAACCCATAGAACCGCTTGACTGACCACCACCCATAGACGACGAACCGCCCACATTTCCATTTGAGTAGTACATTTTTCCACTTTCACGGTCATAATCTCTCATGCGCTCCATTTCGTCATAGTCCATATCGGGCATCATACGGCTTTCGTAACCTCTACGGCTCATATATCTGCCACGGCTATCTCTCGGCTGTCCTCTGTAACCTCTGCGTCCTTCATCTTCGATTTCGTCCTCATCTTCAAAATCGTGTTCTTCCATTGCTTCAAGCACGCCTTTGTAATAGCAAGCCTTAACAATTTTCTCTTTTGCTTCGTAAAGGTCTTTAATCATATCAACAACTTCTCCGAGTTCTTTTGCGTCAACATTTTCAATGCCTTTACTTAATTCGTGCTTTACTGCTTCTTCTAATTTCTTGCACATATCCTTGATAGGTTCTAACTCCATATCAAGTTTCATTCCTACTTTTGTTTCTTCTGCCATTATATCTACCTACCTTTCTATGCCCCTGTTGTCGGTGCCGTACCGTCAATCGCTGTTAAGTTGTTGTTGGGTGCGCAAGCCACTCTTCCAAGAAGTTTGAAAACGCCTGTTGTAGCACTTGTTTCAACCCTAGTTGCATATTTTGTTCTTGTGCGAATACTACAAGCAGTTGCCTGTGTGCAATCGCATTTGTTAAGCGGATATAAAACATCTCCATCTCCGATAGTAATAAATACCGGGGCAGTAATTGTTGTTGCATCGGGAATAGTCTGTGCTACTACGATGCAATATTTACATCCGTCTTGGTAACTACCTTCGGGGATGTTAATAATAAGTCCTGTTCCGGCGGTAAAGGTTACTGCGGAACTAATAATCAATCTATCGCATAAGCGACATACATTTTTACAAGCCATATTGCTTTTACCTCTCTTTCTTTAATCAAAAAGGGATAGAATTACCACTTCTACCCCTTTGAAATATCAACCCATAAGGGCGAGTTTATTTAGTTTTC